ACGCCGCAGCCGCCCTGGTTTGCGCTTCTACCGCAATCCTCGCGAACAGAGCGGTAAACACGCCGGGCATGAGTTCACCGGACACGTTTCACCTCTCGCTCGTTAGCGTTCTTTTCGGCCGAAAGCCTCGCCTGTAACAAATCCCATGCGTAGCGTTTCACGTATGGTGGAGTATTTTCTAGATCGAGCCACGACCAATGCATGTGGTACATTAGTTCGAAGTCCGCCATTTCCATGGGTGGCGGACCTGATGTCCATGTGCCTTCATAGATCGATTCAGCGGGCCAGAGCACGTCTTCCGAGTAGGGGTGTCCTGGCCCTACTTGGGGTTTATGGCGTTGCTCATTTCCTCTGACAGTCGCTTAATAATGATAGCTGGGAGTTTCGCGACTAACTCAGGGGTAGTTGGCATGGCCAGCAACTGCTGTTCACCCGGGGTTCCGTCTTCATTCAAAGCAAGATCGGAAGCGTCGTACACGTGCCATCCGACAATCATTCTGGACAGCGTCTCATACATAGCCTCGGTGGCGTCTTCCATATTCACGGGAGTCACCCCGTCGGGAAGCATGGCGACATTACGGGGCCGCAACTCATTAGCGGTCATGAGTTTCGGATTCCGGATGGTGACCCATATGGAATCGCCAGCTTCGGCCAGTTCCTCCGTAAAATCGACATGCACAAGTCGGTTCGCGTATCCCATGATGACCTCCTATATGAATGACAGAATTATTGATCAGTATGCGCTGGATTGGTAATTTACGAGCGTCGCGGCTACGGCGCCACTATCGGTGGAATTGTAAATTCCGGACAGGCTAAAATCGGCCTGAACATAGCTGGAAGACAAATCCCGCTTCCCCTTGAAATAGCCAGACTTCGACATCGTCAAGGCTAGCGACGCGCCTACCCCGTTGGTGCCGGACGCAGGCTGCTGAAGAGTTGCCGTTGTTGGGGTTTGCGTATAATTAAGATACAGGTTCAGGTCGGTCTGGTTTTCAAAAATGGCCTTGTATGTGCCATCCGCTTCCAATGCTCCCTGAAAGATTTCCCGTGGCGCTTGGATCCCGTCGCTGGAATGGATCGGCTCAACCGCGCGCTTAACGGTTACGTCATAGGTTAGCCCACGGGTGGATGACCCTCCGGCGTTTGTCATGTTCCATTCCCAACCCAATGCGGGCGGAAGCGCCGTATACGTGGGGGTAGGTTTGGTTTGGATGACACCCGGGAAGCTCGTATATTTGACGTCGAAAGTGACCGCATTCTTGGGGTCAATTTTGATTGCCAAATCCGACATAGCCGCACCTGAATATGACAAAGTCTGCGTCGTGTCGTAAATCGTAAACGAATACGTCTTCTTTGTGGTTGGGTCTGATGATTGTTTGAATACGTGGGAACTGGTCGCCACCACCGGCTCTGTCGCGAGATGGGCTTTTGTCAAACCAACCGTCTGTCCGACGACTGTGGTTACGGTCAAGTTGTAGGGACCGGCACCAGAAACGGCGGTGACGAACGCGTATTCCAGGGATGCACCCGTACCTACGGAAATATAGGTGTTGGCGGCGATACTGGCGTTGACGGGCAACGTGGTCGCGCCAATCGATGTGCCACCGGTGGCGACGGTGGTAGATACACCAGCCGTTACTGTGTCAGGACCAATGATGCCCCGAAGAAAATGGCCAATAATGTCCGGATAAGAAAAGACAGAAATATCCCACGTCGCATGAACCGGCCCCTGATACATGCCCTGAAGCATAGTGTCATTAGCGCGGTAACTTTCATCCTTGAGTTCAGCGTATACATCCTCGAAACTGGCTTTGCCGGGCATGAATGGCACATAAAACGTTGGGGAAACATAGGTACCCACGACCGTTTCAGGTGCACACCCCAGAATGGCAAGGCGGGAAAGCTGGGTCACCGACTCACATCCTTATCAATCGTGGCCGACGGAACGGCCGGTTCTGGTTGCCCCATAACGAGCTTTCCCTTGTCATCCGTAATTGGCTTTAGCGCGTCGGCGATTTCGAATCCCGCCAACAAGTCTGGATGATCGATCATGTCGCCCGGAAGCACTTGCATGGGCGGGTCGAGCGTTGGCAGAACAAGGGGGCTGCCCGACACATTGCGTTGAAGCATGTGTGCCTCCAATAATCAGATAACGTCTTCCAGGTCATCGGCCGAATAAACAACAGTCCCGGACAGGAAGCCCCGGTCTATCGTGGTTTCCGGTGGATCAAAATCAACGATAATTTCCGGATTGCGCCCGGGTGTTTCGCCGACAGACAAAAACGCCCCGCCGTGCGTCTTGTCTCCGAGGGTCCCCCGAATACGGTGGATCAACAGATTTACCGCTACGTCAAAAGCGAGTTGTTCGGTTTCCGCGATCCCTGCGGACGTGGTGGTGGATCCCACAATCCAGATCAGTTTTAACCGAAACTTATGCGCCGGACGCTTTCTTTGATTGGAGATCCGAACGTCCGCAAGTTGTGACCGCAGAACATAAATTCCATTAATCCGATAGCTTGGGGTGCGCGACCAGTAAGCATTGATAATATCCCATGGCCCACCAACCTCAGATAGCAAACCGGGTAACCCGTCGCCGGAAGTGGATAACCATGCGGCTTCCCGAATTACTGCGTCAGCGGTGGACATGCCTTACTTCCTTTTTCGCTTTCGCCATACACGGTGATGTCGTACGGTGCGGCGGATGTGAATGCGGCTCCGATGTTTACGATACCCATGAATAAGACCCTTGCGGCTCCGATGAGTGTGCGCCGAGATAAGCCGATGTGTACCGGAATGGAATTTGCTGGTCCGATGCGTGCGGGACAGTTTCGGCGCGTGTGATAGCGACTTGATGCCGGGGCGACGTCCGCCGGCGACCGTGCGAACTGTTTTCTTCCCACGCGATGCCAGCGACGCGTAATGCGCCCGAAGTGCGGCCGAAATCTTCGCACGAGTCGACGCTGAAAGCGCGTGACCTTTATGCGGACGCTTCTTTCCCTTGAGGGCGGCTGAGATTTTCGCCCGCGTGGACGCTGAAAGCGTATGCCCTCTGTGTGGTTTCCCTTTCAAGGCAGCCGAGATTTTCGCACGTGTCGTGGATGATATGGCGTGACCTTTGTGCGGCCGGCTCTTGCCTTTCATTCGCTTTGATTCAGCGGCCCGAGCGGCATCCGACATGATACGTGCCATGGGGGTCAGCTCCGCATATACGGCGACAGCCATGACACGGCAAGCGCCTCCAGCTTGTCGGGATCGTGGCCGTGTTGGGATTGAAGCATGGGGTCCAGTTCGCGGCAGGCAATGGCGGCGGCCATCCATTTGCACGCGCGGACCAGGTCGGCGGGGATGGTGAAGTATCCGCCGGAGTAGGTCACTCGGGCTAGGGAGCCGATAGGAATGAACTTCCCAAGGTTGAACCACACATGTCCGGAGTCGATCTCCGGTCCTTGGAACTGTGTTGCCACAAGATTTTCTGATCCGCCATAGGATCGAACTATCCGTAAACTGATGTTTGTGTATGCCCAATACTCTGGATAAAGTGGGGCGTATTCGTTGAGCCATAGATGTCGTACAAGTGTGGACGCGCCCATGGCGTAGGCATAGGACCGTCCCAATGCGCCCTGAAGGTCCAGGGGAAGGTTCGCGGTATCGGTGTATTCGTCGGGATCGATTCCTTGACAGCGGTGGGTTTCAAAGTGCCCAACGAATGGGGCCAGTCGGCGTTGTGTCTCAGTTTCACACGCGCGGGTCGCTTCCGCCATTATCTCGCCGATGGCTTCTACGCTGAAGCTACGCACTAAGTCCGCGAACGCGCCCTGTTGCATCTGTGCTGGCGTAGCAAGCGGGGTAGGCGAATCTAGTGCCATGATTCACTCCGTGAACGTGTCGATGTCGATACCCTTGGTAACAGGATTCTTTAGCTTCAGGGCGGTCGGCTTCACGAATGCTCGCGGTGCCACTTCGCTAAAGTTGCCTTCCGGTTCGCACACTTCACTAAATCCTCCGTCCTGAATGCGGAGCAAGATGGATGCTTCCGTATTCAGGACGTCGATAATTGCGCCGTCCGTCTTCCAGGTATGACCGAACGAGTCGGAGCCGGCCTTTTCTTTACGTAATAGCATGTTTTAACCTCCATCGTGGACGCACTCCGCCGCCGTGGGGAGGTCGATCCATCGGCGGCGGAGTGCATGACGCACTACCGGTGCCAGCACACTGGGAGCGCGCCGGTCTGTCACACCGCCGTGTTTACCCGGTACAGCCCGCCAAGGAATTTGGGGCCCCGGACCGCGAGAACGGTGTCGGCAATAATCGCATACGGCAGGCTGTCTGGACTTGACGTGGTCGGGTAGACGTCCAGCGGCGTCAACTCACGCACATATGGGCGGACAACATTGTCGGAGTCACGTGAGATTAAATAAACGTTCTCATTGCCAACAGCTGGCGGGAACTTGTTGATATTCGTGCCCTGATATGTCGCGGGGAACGTGCCCGGTTGAGTCACGCCGTTCTGTGGGATCAATGTCGCCCCAGTGTCCACAATGGATGTGGCTAGGATCGGCGTGATGCCGTCCGTTGAGAATCCAACATTGGCGTCCACGTAGCCCAGGAATGTTTCCGTCCCGGTCGCGGTGGAGCGGTATACCTTGTACAGGGTTGGCTGGAGTCCGTCCACGCCCGTGGGGGTGGAGAACGATAGGGTTGCCGTGGATGTGGCTCCCGTGGTGGTTTGGGAAACCTCGGCTGACGCGGCGAGTTCGCCCTGACGGGCGACAATGGCGGACACTTTATAGTAATAGGTTGCCGCCGCGAGTGTTCCGCCGGTGGTGGCGGTGGCCGTGGTGACCGCGCCCATGGAGATGGAACGGGTGGACATGAACGAGGATTTAACGAACGGAATGTCACGGTAGGTCGGCACGAGCAGGCCGGCCGCTACTTCGACCCTGTCCATGAACCGTTGCTGGTTGGTCAGGAGTTGGGCGATCTTTGACACGGCGGTGTTGCTCATGGTGAGCATCCACGTGGAATCAAACACGCTCATGGCGGCATTGGTTTCCACCATGTCGATCAGTTCGTCCAGATGCGCCAGGGTGAGCGTCGCACCGGCCTTGTCCTGAGCGTTTTGGTTTCCACCGCTATAGGTGTTGATCAGCGAGTCGAGCCCATCGTACTGGGGGTACGGTCCGAACTGTGTTGATCCCGCGTTTCCCCAGAGGAGGGCGGTCTCAATGTCCCAGTACAGGCCCTTGATGGAGCCCTCAATTTCTCGTGCTCGCAGATCGCCAATTACCTGGCGAGTAACCTCCTGCGCATAGCCGGTGACCGCACCAACAACCTGAAGGTGCTTCATCTGGAATGAGTTCTGCACATACGTCGAGTTGTTGACGACGCGTGCGCCACCATCCGTGACGAACCCACCGTTCGGGTTCACCGTACGCTGATTGAAGTAATAAGTATCGCTGTTCCACTTCTGGGACGGAATCATCCGGACCAGGGGGGAGTAGCGACGCTGGTACTCCAGCAGCATGGGGTCAATGATCTTGGGGATAAGGGCGGACGCGCCTGCGGCGGTCAGCGCCTCCCTGAGCTCAGAAGGCATAAGAGCCTCATCTTTCGGTAGTGATGGGTTTCTATTGGGGGGCATAAAAAATCCGCCCACTAGGGACGGTTGGGTTTGACCATCACTGCCGAAACGGCACCGTGTGAACGGCGGTCGAATCTTTCCCCCGGAAGTTTTTGAGATCGGCCCCCATGTGGGGCCGGTCTCATGGATGTCACCGGTCGCGATAAATGGAACGATGACCAAGCACGGCCTGCTCCAACATTGGCCGCGTGTGCGTCCGGAACTGCTCTTCCGTCAGTTTGTGCGGCGGGATCGGCTGCCCGTTCTCCGTGGGCCAATCAGCCGGATACTCGTCACCCGACGTCGTCCCACGCGTGGCCGTGGTTTCGGTGACCGGGGCAACGAGGCCCTTACGGCCCGGACCCTGGCCCGATTCCACTAGATCCTGAATGATCTTCGTACGCTCCGAGGTCATCCTCTCCTCAACCAGGCGCGTGATGCGCTGGTCTTCAGCCTCTTCGACCTTGACCACGGTGGCGGGCGCGGATTCGGTCGCGGCCACGGGGGCGGTCATCTTGGTGACCAGGCCACTGATGGCGTCGGTGAGTTTGTCAAACTTGACGGACAGCAGGTCCAGCGTGGTTGGTTCCACCTTCTTGCCCTCTTCGGCGGTGGATGCGGTCGTGGCGGCGGTCTTCTCCGACGCCTGGGTGGTGGCCTCATTCATCGCGGAGGCTCCCTTCAGTTCATCGGCAACCGCTTCCGGTGCCGGCGGGTTTTTGGCCTTTTCTGTCACGGCCAATGTCGTAGTAGCCGTGGTTTCCATGGTGTCATCATCGGTGTCTTCGGCGGGCGCGCCCGGAACGTCCATGTCTCCATCACAGTCAGGATCAATAGTGTCCATCGCGGCGCATGCGGCGGACATCGCGGCACGACCCAACGCGTCCAGGTCATGCGGGTCAACGGCGCAACTGGCGACAGTCACACACACCATGCCGTTATCGAGAGTCACATGGAAGCTAGCCTGATTACCGTCCAGTAGAGAATATGCCAGATTTTCCGTAACAGATTCCGACAGCTCTCCGCGAGTAATCAACCATGACTCGTCCGCCGAAACTTCAACCCCAAACTTCTTCAGGGCAGCCCTAATGCGACCCTTAATGCGCTTGAGTTGTGCGGAAGTATAATTACGAGCATTTTCTGCCTGATTGATGTAGGACCAGGCCGCCTTGGTGCGTTTTTTCGTGTCCAGTGGATACCGTTTTGCCTTGTCTCCCTGATAGCCGGGATCAGCGTAGGTGCCGGCTGGTGCTTTCGTTGGCGGTGCCGCCGGTTTTCCGGACCTCGTTGGCGGAGCGCCCTTCTCTTCCACGATGGTCGTTGTCTCCACCTGTCCCTCCGAAATGGATTCATAAATCAGTCGCATCCCGGCCATGGACTCGCGGGCACCGGATCCGGCTGGACGGTAGCCGTCGATCTCCGCTCCTGGTATGCCGGGTGTCGCGGTGTAGTCCAGGCCAAAAATATGAAGGTTCTCGCCTTCTTCTACCAGCATCCCGTCGTGCATGACGGTGGATACTTTTCCGGACCAGGCGCCCCGAATGGATACCCCCTTGAGGAATGGGTCAACATCGTCGGGGTCGTCGGGATCTCGTTTCGGCCTCACCAGGGAATCGATAGCACGCCCGTGCGGGGTGTCCGCGAGGTCGGCGGTGAATCGCGCGGATCCATCATCTTCGAGAGTTAGCGAGGTGACACGGCCGACGATCCGGGTGGAATCGTCTTCCGCCCCATGGTGGGTTCGCTGGGATATGATGCCGTTTGGGCCATCCCGCTTTTCTGGGGACAGGTCCACGAAGTGTGCTGTTCCGGCGGCGATTGCTTCTTGCGCTTCCGCCACGGCCCGCGCGATATGGTCCCTTGTGTACAGCCGCTGGTTGCCACTGACACCGGGGCGCAGCGCGTAGCCACTGACGGTGGCGATACGTCGGGCCATGGCGTCCCCTTCCTTGTTCTGATGATCAGAGAATGGTTGACGCGCCCACGGTGTAAGTCGTTGGATTCGCGTTGTTGGCGGTCACAAGGACACGCCATGTGCGCGGAAGTGGCGCGTTGGCTGATGCGTTGGCCGATGCCGGACCGCCAGGGTATACGGTGTAGACATTAGTAGAGTTCGTGGTAACAGCCACGCCGGCTAGTAGCGTAAAGTATTTGCCAGACGCGGTGTCCTTGCCCTGAATGGTGATCGTCACCGACCCGGTTCCAACCGTTGTCATATCCAGTACGACAATCACGCCACGCCCGGTGACGTTGGTCTGATCGGTCCCAGTTTGCGTAGTGGTAGCGGCCGTCGCGGTAATCAAGGTCAAACTCTGATTGCCCGCCTGCCGTTCCCATGCGGCACCGTTATAAATATTGTTCGCAACATCAAGCGCGCCGTAGGTGGAGAGCCCTTCGCCAGTTAGCGTAGAGGCGATGGGCGAACCGCCGTCGTCATACAGGGTGCCAATCAAATTCTTAGCCATGACTTACCTTCCTTTATGCTGCCCCCGTGCCAGCGGTGCTGAACTGGATTGAGCGCGGTTTACGAGTCGAATAATTTCCATTCGCACTTCAGGTATTTGAAGGGCTTCCATTAGTGCAGCCACGAAAGCATCCGCGTCTCCATGCTGATTGGGCGGGTATCCCGCAATTTTTTGCATCAGAAGAAACTAACCGTTAGCGCGGCTGACCCGGCCGCCCCTATCGCGGTTATTCCATTCGCGGCAGGCATCTGAAAATCATAGGTACCACCAATCACGGCGGTGGTTGGAATAACTCCGATCACAGTTCCCGAACCGGTGGTGGCGTTATCGTAGATCGTGACCGCCCCGGTAATGGTTCCGGCGGTAACCAATGCACGACACAGGCGCCCCGCGCTGGCCTTAATTACTGTGGTGCCCGTTCCGGCAGCCACGGTCGCTGTAGCTGATCCTCCGGTGCTTACGTAGGGGACGCCACCGGAGGATTTCCACCGATCATGCGTGGTGCCATTCCAAACTACGGGAGCCACGCCGGGGACCTGTCCCGCAATAATACCGTCCACGTCAGCGGCCGAAAGTTGTTGATATAATCCCGTACCCCGGGCATAAAATGCCAGGGTGGTGATGTCCAACCCCAGGGGGGACATTGAATTGAGCTGCGGTCCCAAGGCGGCAAAGGAATCGAATCGCGCGGAAGTCTGACCGTTGTAATATATGGCGTTTAGCAGTGGAACCGTGGCTGACGATCCTGGGGTCCACGATGTGGTTGCATATACCACTTCCGCGCCGGCGCCCCCGGTCAATAGAATCGACATTCCCGGTAGCACAAGATTCGTCGCGGCGGCCGACCCGAATACGAGGGTAGTATTTCCGGTGACGGTGGCCGCAACCGATTGGACCGTGGCGCCTTTGCCGATCAGATTTCGCACCCGATCATAGGAAAGTCCGGAAGCAAGACCTGATCCCAGAAGTGGGCCACCGGAGTTGAAAGAATATTTAGCGTCCGGCACCGTGTTGGTACTGGTTCCGCCGTCACCTACGGTAGACGATCCAGAGAATGACACTGGTTGCGTTACTGCGGAACCGTCAATCTTAAGCGCGCCCCCAGCGGAAACGCTGGCCACGTTGGTGGTAGTTCCGTCCTCAATGTGAACGGAACTTGGATTAGTCGCGCTTGAACCGGTCGGCAACGGATTTCCCGCACTGATCGGAACACCATTATTATCCACCAATGTCACGACCGGATTGTAACTCACGGCATGTCTCCTATCGTGAGATACGGCGTGAAGTCCAACGCCTGGAGTGGTTGTGTGGCAACTATTACGCATCGACAGAAAGAATGTCTCGGCGGCTGTGGCGCTTCGATCAACGCGTACGGACTACCCTTTTCGTCCGTATCGCAGATGGGGCACACGCGACTGTCGCCTGCCGTGAAGAAATCAACTTCCCGGATACCCTCACGAGCATACAAAGCGAGTGCGCCCCGACTGAAGCTTTGCCCCATGGCCATGTCGACCAGGGCTGAGACCGACCGGATCTCGTTACTACCCAGCAGGTCCGTAACCTCAGTGACCATATCCTCATGTGTCGCGTTTCGCTCGGCGAGCCGGGCGAGCAGTCGACCCACGTCGGTGGCCGCGCCGTTCAGGATCCGACCTAGCCAACCCCTGGCGTCCGCATAGTATTCACCAAGTTTCTCCAACTGCTTCCACGCGTCCCTGAACGCGATATCAAAATCAATACCCACAATGGAAACCTGTTGCGCGGCGAGAGCGATAGCCCCGGCCTCCCCTTCGGCAATGCCGGTCTTTATGGCATCCGCCAATTTCCACACTAATGTGAGAAATTTTGGGGAAGTGGGGTCATTAAAAACTTGATGGACCAACCACTTCGCGACAGCGAGCGCCTTTGCCGAAATGCTGGCACGATTGCGGTCAACGGTTTCCTCGATACCAGCAGACCGCCGGAACCGAGTTACAGCCAAGCTCACGGGAAGTCCCGCGACCACTGGCCCCCATGCGGCAATCACATTCGCGGTGTGCTCACGGTACAATGCTTCCCGTCGGTCGTAAACTTTGGCCCATGTTCCCTCTAGGCTTCCGAGCTTGAGGGTTGCCTCGAACACGTCAGCGTCATCGGAATGTTCACATGCCATCCCCACGGCGACACGACATGCCAATTTGACTCGATCGGTCATGGGTCCGCCAGAAGCCGCCCATCCGTGGGCGAATGCCTGTCGCGCGTAAGGGGCTATCTCATGCACGATAACCCCCTAAATAATGGACAGTGTTCCTGCCGCCCGGATGGGAATTTCGGGGTTGTCGACGATCTGAACCCATATCGTGTATGCGCCAACTGGTAGAACAACACCTCCCGTTGGCCCCACAAGACACTGCGCCACATACTGATTCAATTGAATGGTGCTCCATACTCCAATGTGCCAATCGGACACACCGGGATTCCCGGTAACAATGAACGCGAATTTCACAACGTCGCTGGTTGGGTTGTAGGGAACACCATCAACTTCGGCGGCGATGATGACTCCAACGTACTGTGTAGATAACACTGATTGGCTAATCATCATCGTTCAGCGCCTCCAACCATCGTGCGATCAAGGCGCCAAAACGAAACCGACCGTTGAATAGTGACACGACACGGATACCAACGTCCTGCACGGGGCGGGTGACGGTTAAAATCAACGCGGATACCGTCGCGATCGTCACGCGGAGCACAGTTCCGACTCGATTTCGCATAGTCGCGGTTATGGCCACAGTCGCGGTGAACAGTCGAACAATTATCCCCTGAACGCTTTGAAATGTCGCCACGGTAGTCACGGTGCCCGTGACGTGGGTGGCGATCACACGAATCATGGACGTGGCAAGTATGGTGGTCGCGATGAACCGTTGATGTAGGCCAACGGTAAATGCGGCGATGGTAGTCACGTTCGTGGCGGTGCGGATCGTGGCGGTGCGGATCGTGTTGCCGGCAGTTGACACGGTGGCGGTGAACACCCGAAGCGTGACGGTACGGACGGTGAACGCGCCGGTTGTGATGGCCGTGGCCACAACGCGCTGCCCCACGGTGCGGGTGCCAATGCCACTCGTGACGATAATCGCTGTAGCGCGGGTGGTCAGCGTACGGATCAGGGCCGGAATTGCGGTTACAGCACCAATGATGGTGGCATGTAGTGCGCGCGCTATCGTCGCGGATGTTGTCGCGGTGGCAATGAACGCGCGGATAATGACATTACGGGTAACCAGAGCGCCAACAGTCGCGATTGTTATCGCGCTGTACTGACCGATCAACCTTGCCATGGTCGGAGTCGTAGTGACGGTGAGCGGGGTGGTGACGCGAAGTGCGCGGGTTACGGTTGGGGTCGCGATGACCGTGGCCGACTGTCCGATGGCCGCGCGACGCGTGAGAACCGCCGCGATGGTGACGATAGCGCCGAATGCCCGAATGAT